GCCGGGACGCTCGCCCTCTACGGCGACTTCTCGATGGCGACCGCGGTGGCCTACAAGGCCAACGGCCTCCAGATCGCCAGCTCGACCGACGCCGGCTTCGCGAAGGACCAGGTGGTCTTCCGCGGCACCCAGCGGGTCGGCCTGTCGAACCACGACGCCTCGTTCGTGGCGAAGCTGGTCTCGGCCGGCAGCTGATCGAACGCGTGAACAAACGTCAGGCCCGGCGGCGGCAGGGATGCCGCCGGCCGGGCCGCGGCGTTGACGGAGGACCGATGGCCCAACACCTCGAGGTCCGGCTGCTGAATTCCTACCGGGGCTACCGGGCCGGCACCGTCATCCGGGCCACCGCTGGACTCGCCGAGCACCTGGTCGACAACGGGACGGCCGTCCTGGACCGCCAGGCGAGCCTGCTGCCGGCCGATGGCCAGCCCACGCACGAGCGGGCGGTCTGCCAGCCGGCCGCCATCGAAACACGCTAGGAGCCGCCGTGACGCCACCCTACACGCTCCGGATCCTGGAGCAGCCGGTGATCGAGCCGGTCAGCCTGACCGAGGCCAAGCACCAGCTCGGCCTGATGGCCGACCAGACGGAACACGACCAGTTCATCGTCGACAAGATCGCGACCGCCCGCCGGCTCGTGGAGCGGCGGCTCGGCATGACGCTGGTGGCCACCCAGTACCGGGCCACCTGGAAGGACGAGTATCCGAAGCTGGTCCACCTGCCGGCCCCGCCGCTCCTGGTGGCCTCCGGCTACGACGTGACCGTGACGATCGACGGCGAGTCGACCGAGGAGTTCACGGTCGACGAGGACGCCATCCCGGGCCAGATCGAGTTCGGGGCTGGCGGGACCGGCGACCTGGTCGTGACCTACTGGGGCGGCGTGGTGCCCGGCACCAGGATCGACCCCATGATCCGCTCGGCCATCCTGCTCTACGTCACGCACCTGTTCGAGAACCGCGGCGTCCTGGCCATGGACACGGCCAACGAGCTGCCGCAGGCGTTCGAGACGCTCCTGGCCGCGAGCTCGTGGAACGGGGGCTGGTGATGGCCATCCCTTCCGGGATCCTCCGCGAGCTGTACGCCGTCGAGGCCCCGACCGAGACGCGGAACGCCGCCGGCGAGAGCGTTCAGGCGTGGCAGGAAATCGCCCGCGTCTACGGGTCCTACGAGGCGATCACGTTCTCGGAGTCCCAGCGGATGGCCGCCATCGGCGGGTCGACGAACGCGATCGTCCGGATCCGCTACCGGACCGGCGTGGGCGCAAACCAGCGGCTCCGCTGGATCAGCCGGGACGGCAGGCTGCTCTACATCTCGGGCGTCGTCGAGCGCGGGAACCGCGACGAGCTCGAGCTCACCGTGGAGGAGCAGGCGTGATCAGCGTGAACTGGAACCAGGTCCAGGGCGAGATCGGGGCGTTGGTCGCCAGGTACGACGAGCTGCCGCGGTGGCTCGCCAAGAAGCACCTCCGCGCCGCCATCGGCCGGACGCTGCGGCCGGGTGTGCCGAAACTCCGGGCCCTGACCCCGCCGGTCAATACCCGACGCGGCCGCCGCAAGAAGGGCGAGAAGCCGCGGTCGACAAACCGACTCAGGAAAGCCGTGAAGGTGATCACGAAGTACAAGGGCCGCAACAAGGACGGCTACGCCTACGGGGTCATCGGCTACAGGGCCGGCGAGGAAAGCCTGAAGGCACTGTGGCTGGAGTTCGGCACGAAGTACATCGAGCCGCGCAAGTTCATGCAGACCTTCCGCGACTCCTACAAGGCTACCGCTCAGGGCCGCCTGGTCTTTGAGATGCGGAAGGCGTTGGACGTCGCAGTAAAGGAGCTCAACTCACCGGTCGCCGCAGTTAAGGCAGCCAACGCTGGCAAATACAGGGGGCGTGGATGAGCGCCCCCCACGTCTGGCTCCGCGAGCGGATCGAGGACGCGACCGGCGTGGACGCGTTCCCGGTCGAGGTCACCGGGTCGAACCTGCCGCCCTACGTTGTCTACGTCCGGGACCAGACGACCCGGGAGCAGATGCTGCCCGAGGCCCTGGGGGCGTTTCCGCCGGAGGCCTATATGCCGCCGGTGGCCACGTTCACGGTCACGATCTACGCCGACTCCTACGTCCAGGCCTGGGAGGTCGCCGAGGACATCACCGGCAGCCTCCACAATGTTTCAGAGGAGGCCAGCGGGCTGACAATCCACGAGTGCCTCGTGGTCGACGAGAGGGACGGCACAGCCGGCTACCTCGAAGGCCGCGAGAGCCTGACATACACGGTCGAGCAGACCATAACGATCCGCTGGGAGTAGCCGAGCCATGCCATTCGCGTCCGCGCAGGGAACGACCTTTACGTTCGACGGCGAGGAATACCAGTGCACGAGCATCCGCGTCGCGGTCGCCAACGCGGACGGCGGCACCGGCAAGATCGACGTCTCGACGCTCGACCTCGCGGACGGCGCGCTCCGTGTGTATCAGGACGCTCCGCTCGTCGACCCAAACAGCCCGTACACCGACGAAGATGGCAGCCAGACCACGATCACCGGCTCGTTCTTCGGAAACACGATTCCGATGTCCGGCGCGACCGGGACGCTTGAAACGGCGGGAATCTCCGGCGAATTCCGCTGCACGCAGGCGGAGCAGGAGTACGCCGTCGGCGACATCGTGAAGGGAACTGCCACCTTCGTCTCGGCTCCGGCGGGCTCCTGATCCGGAGGCCCGTCGATGCCTGGGTCAGGATCTGGCGAAGTCGAGAGCGCCCAGGGATCCACCGTCTCGTTCGACGGCGGACAGCTGGGGTCCCTGCTGTCGATCCGGGTCAACGGCCCGTCGGTCTCAGGCACCGACGTCACGAGCCTAGAGTCCCCGATGGCCGGCAGCGGCGCGGGGGCGGTCATGTCCAGGGAGCTCGACGTCCTGGCGATTGACCCAGGCTCGGTGTCGGTCACCTTCTTTGGTGCCGGCCTGCCCGCGGACGCCGGCGAGAAGGGCGAGCTCGAGGTCGTCGTGGCCGGCTCGACCGTTCTGTCCGGCGAGGCCTATATCGCGTCATACGAGATCGAGGCCACCGTCGGCGACTTCGTCCGCGGCTCCGCCACGTTCCAGCTAACAGGTGCCTGATGCCGCTCACCAGCAAGGACGCCATCCTCGGCGTCGATGACATCCAGCCGCCGACCGAGTTCCACGTCCCTGAGTGGAACGACACCGTCTACCTCCGGCATCCCACGGCGAACGACCGGGACGCGTGGGAGATCTACTGCCGCGAGAACAAGGACAAGACCGGCGTCCAGTGGCGGGCCCACCTGGCCGCGGTCCTGCTCTGCGACGACAAGGGGAAGAGGCTGTTCACGACGCCCGACGAGGTCCGTCGGCTCGGCGAGCACAGCGCCGCCGCGATCCACCGCATTTGGGAGAAGGGCCTGGAGATGATGGCGATCACGGACGTGGAGGTGACGCAGCTCGAAAAAAATTGAGAAGCCAGCCGCACAGGCTTTTCCTGTACCGGCTGGCCTTGGAGATCGGGGAGTGGGACGTCGAGCAAACGCCGGGCTCGCTGTCGGCGCGGATGACGGTCGAGCAGCTGCGGGCGGGGATGGCCTACTACCGGATCGAGCCGTTCGGCCAGCCCTGGTGGCGAGCCGCGCGGCTCGCGGCGTCGGTCGGGGCGATGTGGACTGGTAAGTACCAGGAGCGAGTCAAGGAAACCTTCATGCCGACCTTCCGCGAGGACCGTCCGCAGAGCGAGCAGGAGATCATGGCCGAGCTGATGAAGGCCCCGCAGTTTCGGAAGCAACTGGAAAAGCAGGGACGCTGATGGCGACGATTGGCAAGGTATCCGCCGTGTTCACGGCCAGCACGTCTGGCCTGCGGTCCGGCGTGAACCAGGCCACCTCGTCGATGGCCACGCTGGAGCGGGCCGCCCAGTCCACGGCCCGCGGAATGCGGGCCCTCGTGGCCCTCCAGGGCGTCCAGTTCTTCGGAAACATGGCGAGCCAGGCGGTCGGCTACGTCCGCAGCCTGGTCGACATTGGCCGTGCCCAGGCAGAGGTTGTCGACTCCAGCAGCAAGCTCGCCGCCCGGCTGGGCGTCACCTACCGGGAGATGGCCGGACTGTCGCTGGCCGGCGACCTGGCCGGCGTCTCGATGGACACGATCGGCGCGGCCATGACGAAGGCCGACGTCGCGTTCGTCCGGGCCGCGGAGGGCTCGAAAACGGCCCGGGACGCGTTCCGCGGGATTGGCCTGGCCGTCGAGGACTTGAACGGCCTGTCGGCCGCGGAGCGGTTCGACGCGATCACGAACGCCATCGCGGCCCTGCCGTCGGAGGCCCAGAAGGCGGAGGCCGCCGTCCAGCTGTTCGGCCGGGCCGGGGCCCAGCTGCTCCCGCTGTTCGCCGGCGGGGCCGGGGCGATCGCCGACGCGACCGATCAGGCCGAGAAGCTCGGGCTCGCCCTGACGGACGCCCAGGGCCGCGACGTGGAGGCCATGAACGACTCGTTCACGATGGTAGCCAAAGCGATCGACGGCGTCGTCCAGCAGGTTGTGGCCTACCTCGCGCCAGCCATCACCGGCATCGCAAACCAGTTCGTCGAGCTGGTCGGCTCGATCGGTGGCGCGAACATCGGCTCGGCGATTGGCGAGGCGCTCATGGCCGGAGCCAGGATGCTCGCCCAGGTTGGCGATTACATCATCCAGAACGTCCCTGCGGTTTGGCAGTACATCTCCGCAGTCGGCCAGCAGTGGGGAGGCGTCTGGTCTGTCGCCCAGCGCGTCGGAAACGTGTTCATATTCGTGACCAAGGCCCTCGAGGCGGCGTTCAAGTTTGTGGGCAGCATCCTCACCGGCACCATCGGCCGGGTCATGAATTCGATTGGCGAGCTCGCCCAGTTCGTGCCCGGCATGGGCAAGGCCGGAAAGGAAATCGAGCAATCCGGCGAGTTCCTGATGCGACAGTCGAAGAAGATGTGGAACGAGTCGGGCCAGGCCGCCAAGGATTCTGCGGCCGCGTTCGCACGGGCCATATCGCCGCAT